CACAAAAAACAATATAACTTATTTTAAATTCAAAGACTTTTGGAGTTTTATTTTAAGAGGCAAAACTTGGCCAGAAAAAACTTACAATAAAAATAAAACAATACGATTATTAGAAAATCTATTTAAAGCTAAAAGTGACACCATAAGAATAAAAGACAAACAACATAAAATTTGGATGGTAGAAAAAATAGAGATAGAAAAATATACACCAATAAGAACTAAGAAAGAACCGGCACCATTCGAATGAGAACAATTATAGCAGGACCACCAGGAACAGGAAAGACACATACATTGATACATAAACATTTGCAAAATGAATTAATAGAAAGAAAAACAGATTCTAAAAAAATTTGTTACATTACTTTTAGTAATGCAGCTGCTAATGAAGCGAGAGATAGAATACAAAAAGAATATCCAACATATGAATTTGAGTGGATTTGCACCATGCACTCTATGGGAACAAAAAGATTAGGTATAGACACTAAAGCACAATTATTAAAAGACAGTAACTGGAATGCATTTAAAAATAAATATGGTCATACTGATTTGCATTTTGAAACTGTGCAACATGAAAATGGTTTCAATGAATATAAAAATCAATACATGAAAATTATAGAATATGCTCGATCTAGAAAAATAGATGATTTACAAGATGCAGCAATAGAACTCGATTTAATAGATTTTATAAGTATTCCCTTACTAGAACAAATTAATCAAGACATTATTGATTATAAAAATGATTATACCATGTTTGAATTTTCAGACATGATCTCAGAATTCACAAGAAAGAAATTGTGTCCCTCCCTCGACGCCGTCTTTCTTGATGAAGCTCAAGATCTGAATCCCTTGCAGTGGGAAATGTTCTTTTACATCGAGTCCTGTTGTAAAAGATCATACATTGCAGGGGATGACGATCAAGCTATCTATTCGTTTCAAGGGGCAGACCCTAAAACTTTTATAAATCTACAAGGGGTAATGGACCCACAAATTATATCAAGAAGAGTACCTAAGGCTGTACATAAAGTTGCATTATCTATTTTAGAAAACATAGATGAAAGAAGAATTAAAGATTGGGAACCAAGAAATGCTAAAGGTAAAGTTATAGATAATTTAGAACTAGAAGATATTGATTTTAGTAAAGGTGAGTGGATGATTATAACTAGAACAAATGAACAAATGAAAAAATTAGTTCCTGTGTTACAAGATACTGGATATAGATTTGACTGTAAATTCAATGACTTACTGCCTTCAGAAGTAATGAAAGCTATCAATGATTGGGATAGATTAAATAAAGGTGCAAATATTTCTGGTGAAGAAGCTCAAAACATTTATCAATTTTTAAAATGTGAAACCGGCGACGTAAAGTATGGGTTTTCTAGTGGCAAGACTCTAGCTGATGTAGACTCGATTGATATTGATGAACTACGTTCCGAACATGGATTACTTGCTGAAGGGGATTGGAGTGTATTAAAGTTTAAAGATTACCAGGTCGATTATATCCGGGAACTCGTAGCGAGCGGCGAGGATCTAAACAAACCGGCAAGAATAAAACTATCTACGATACATGCAGTTAAAGGTGAAGAAGCTGAAAATGTTATTTTATTTACAGATTTAGAAAGAATTATTTACAACGCAGCTCAAGTAAATAAGGACACTGAACATAGATTATTTTTTGTTGGTGTAACAAGAGCAAAAGAAAACTTATTCATAATGAATCAAGGTTATGAATATCAATATAACATAGGAGAAGAAATAATATGACAAGTAAAGATATGTTTGATGAAGCATTTCCACAAAATAAACAAATAGGCGGGAATCACTACAAAGACTTTCACATTCAACCGTATGAATTTATTTCAAAAAATGATCTTTCATTTTTTCAAGGGAATGTAATTAAGTACGTGTGTAGATATATGAATAAAAATGGTATACAAGACTTAGAAAAGATAATTCATTATTGTGAATTAGAAATTAAAAAGATGAAAGACATGAGTAAAAAGAAATGAATTTATTTGCAGTGCATGATTTATTTTTTTATTCATTAGTAACAATTTATTTATTTGATTTGATATAATGTTTACAGCAGCAACAGAATGGACTTGTCCAGAAAATTTTCCTGATTTAAGTAAAGAAAAATATATTGCAATTGACTTAGAAACAAGAGATCCAAACTTAAAAACAAGAGGATCTGGTGCAGTAATTGGTGAGGGTGAGATTATAGGTTTTGCTTTAGCTGTTGATGGTTGGTCTGGTTATTATCCAATAGGACATAGAGAAGGTAATTTAGATAAAAGAATTGTAATAGATTATATAAAAGAAGTTTGTGCAACAGACACCATAAAAATATTTCATAATGCAATGTATGATGTGTGTTGGTTAAGATCATACGGAATACAGATCAATGGACATATCATTGACACAATGGTGATGGCATCTTTAATTGACGAGAACAGATTATTTTATTCTTTGAACAGTGTTGGTTTTGATTATCTTGGTGAAGTAAAAGATGAAAAAGCTTTATTAGATGCAGCAGCTGCAGCCGGTATAGATGCTAAATCAGAAATGTATAAATTACCTGCAATGGATGTTGGAGCTTATGCAGAAAAAGATGCAACATTAACTTTAAAATTATTTAAAAAATTATCTGGAGAAATACAAAGACAAAAATTAGAAAAAATATTTGATCTGGAAACACAATTATTTCCATGTTTGATTGATATGAAATTTAAAGGTGTGCGAGTAGATGTGGAGAAAGCTCACTTACTAAAGAAAAGATTAACACAACAAGAGCAAGCATTGCTATTAGATGTAAAAAAAGAGACAGGTATTGAGCCACAGATATGGGCTGCAAGAAGCATTGCAAAAGTTTTTGATAAATTAAATTTACCTTACGAAAGAACTGTAAAATCACAAGCGCCTAGTTTTACTAAAAATTTTCTGTCTGAACACGAACATCCTTTAGTACAAAAAATTGCAAAAGCAAGAGAAATAAATAAAGCACACACAACTTTTATAGATACAATTTTAAAACATGAATATAAAGGTAGAATACATGCAGATATAAATCCAATACGTTCTGATCAAGGTGGAACGGTGACAGGACGATTTAGTTATAGTAATCCAAACTTACAACAAATTCCTGCAAGGAATAAAGATTTAGGTCCAATGATTAGAGGTTTATTTATACCAGAAGAAAATTGTACCTGGGGTTGTTTTGACTATTCACAACAAGAACCAAGATTGGTTGTACACTATGCAGCAAACACTGATCCAATTATGTATGATGATTCTGTTGTAGACATTGTTAAAGAATTTCAAAAAGACTCTGTAGACTTTCACCAAAAAGTTGCTGACATGGCAGGAATATCTAGATCACAAGCAAAGACAATTAACTTAGGTTTGTTTTATGGAATGGGTAAAGCAAAATTACAAGCAGAATTAGGTTTGGCTACTAAAGATGAAGCGGAAAAATTATTTAATCAATATCATGAGAATGTTCCATTTGTAAAAGATCTTATGAACATGACTTCTCAGATGTCTCAAAAATCTGGATCTATTGGTACACTGTTAGGTCGTAGATGTAGATTTGATAAATGGGAAATAGCTGAATGGAACAATGGTAAATTTATTGCACCTATGAGTAAACCTGATGCAGAAGCTGCGTATTTTGAAAAATATCCTAATGCAACAAGAGCTAATATAAGAAGAGCAATGACTTACAAAGCTTTAAATAAATTAATTCAAGGCAGTGCAGCTGATATGACGAAGAAAGCAATGTTAGATTTATATAATGAAGGTATTATACCGCACATTCAAATACATGATGAATTAGATATATCTATTGAGTCGGAAGAACAGGCTAAAAAGATAATTGAGATTATGGAAAACGCTGTTAAATTAGCTGTCCCAAATAAAGTTGATTATGAATATGGTAATACTTGGGGTGAAATACATGGGTAAATATTATGTTTGAATGTGTATATTATAATGTAGATAAAAAAATAATAGATAAAATTAAAAAAATATTAAATTCATATAAAGGTATGGATTGTTCTAATCAAACATGCACTGAAAAAGGTTTTCAAAGTGAAAATATAATTAGATTATTTTCAGATAATATTCTTAAACAAATCGTTCCAATAAATGAATTACATAAAAAAATATTTCATATACATTATATTAAATATGAAAAAGGAGGTTATCAAAGAGAACATTTACATAAACCAGATGATTATAGTTTTATATTATATTTAAATAATTCAGATGGAGACACAGTATTAAAAGATCCTATAAATAAAAAATTTTCTCCTAAAAAAGGAAAAATGGTTGTTTTCAATGGAAAAATATTGCATTATGGAGAACCTTCTTTTAAAGGAAAAGAAATTTTAGTAGGAGCAATAAAATGAGGAACTTATGGCATATCTTAACGCAAACATACCACCAATTTACTGTAAAATCCGTAAAGAATATCTTTACGACATGGATGAAAAGTATAAGGGAGATAGTTGTGACTGCGTTATCTTTGGTCTTGTCTCTATTTCAGGTCGTGCACTCTTATTTAATATCATGTTACCCAATGGTGCGTGCTATTGGAGGTTGCCTATCTCAGCGTTTTTCCAAAAACATTTTTCTAGATCCGAAGTGCCAGATATGTCAGTCGACGAGTTGGAATTGTGGAACTGTTTTAGTTATTGGCCTAGTGTGCATTGCTTTGATTGGCTGGCTGGTATAGATGGAAAATATTTAGGTAAAGATAAAAAATTTTATCATGGACAGTATTTATTTACAGTTGATTGGGCGCACCCGGAGACTAATATACTCAATGTTGAACACAGTGAAATACCTCAAGAACATAAGTGTGCACATATATTGGCTCTTAATAACGGCAATTTTGCAGCTCAGCCTAATAATCGCATTCTGTGGCATGTTAATAGTTACACTACTGATAACAGCTGGCCTGACTATAAAGTACAAAATACAGTCTGGGATTGTGAAGATTCGGACTGGGTTACAGAAGATAGTGACAAAATGTTTTATGAAATAGAAAAAAAGGAGGATAAATGAGAGATACTAAAACAATTGAAACATTTTTAAAAGAAAAAGATAAAAAAAATAAAGAAAAAATTTTATTTAAAAATTTAAAAAAAGAAGTAGAAACAGGTGCCAATGGTACACAAAAATATGTAATTAAGGAAGGGCCTAACAAAGGTAAAATTGCAACTAAATGATGGATAAATGGTTATATAATTTTTTTGGTTTTATTGATATATTATTTTCAAAAATAGAAACTTATTCTATTAAACTTACTGCATGGTTATGGCATCAAAGAGTTAAAATATTAAGAAAAAAACGAGGGAGAAAAAAATGAAACAATGTAAACAATGTGAGAAAGAATTCCAACCAAAAGATGAATTGGATTTATTCTGTAGTCAAGATTGTAAAGAAGAGGCATTAGCAGAACTAGATTCAGGTTCTGATGAGTGTCTATCATGTCAATAAAAATCGACGAGAACACAAGTATCGGTCTTCCGTTACGTAATTTAATAGGGTTAGTCGCAGCCGTAATTGTAGGCGCATGGTTTGCCTTTGGTGTTATTGAAAGATTGAACGCATTAGAAACAGCAAATAAATTATTTGAACAGGACTTATTAGAAGCATCAGCTCAAAAACCCATAGACCAGGAGCAGTTCATGTTGCTCGAACATATAGCAGAAGGGTTAGAAAAATTAACTATAAGAGTTGATGGTATGATGAACAATAGAGTTAATATTGAAAGACTACAAATGGATGTAGAACGATTAAGAATTGATACAGAAAAATTAAAAGATAGCGTCAGAGCTAATATTGGTAAATTAAATGGGAATCACTAATGGTACAAACAGTTATTGCACTTTGTTTATTTATAGCAGGAGAATTGGTTGAACATCGTATTCAACCCGATATCTCTACATGTTTAAAGATGAAACGTGAAGCAAATAGAAATATGGATATGAATGATAAACGTTTTATGTGCGGGGAAGTCGAGGCAATGGTTGAAAAAAATATAGATGGTAGTATAAGTATAGACAAAATTATAAAACCAAAATAGAAAGATTTATGAAAAAACATTCAATGAATTTGAAGAATTATATTCTTCATCTAAAGGGATGGATACCTAAAAATTTTGCAGCTAAAACTATAAAAGAATTAGAAGAAGCAGATATCTGGGAAAGACATGAATATTCAGATGGAAGAACATATAAAAAAGAATCTATAAATAAAGAAAAAGAATTAGATGTTACTTTAAATGACGGTAATTTAACTTATAGAAATGAATTGTATCGTTTAGTTTGGAAAAGTTTAGAAAAATATATACTTACCGATAAAATAGGTGGAGAAATTTTTAGAAGCTGGGCTGGATTTTCTAGAATTAGATTTAATAGATATAAAAAAAATCAAATAATGTCTAAACATTGTGATTTTATTCATTCTTTATTTCCAGGTAAACCAAAAGGTGTTCCAATTTTAAGTATAGTGGCTGTATTAAATGATAATTATAAAGGTGGTGAATTTATAATGTTCGATAATTATGAAATAAAACTTAAAACTGGAGATGTGTTAATATTTCCATCAACTTTTTTATATCCACATTTAGTTAAACCAGTAACAAAAGGAACAAGGTACTCATTTGTATCTTGGTGTTTTTAAATGATTAAAAAAACTCAAATAAATTATTTATTTCCAACTCCAATCTACATGTCTTATATGGATAGAAAATTTACAAAAAAAGAATTACAGTTTATTAAAGATCAAAGAAAACATTGTGTAAATAATGTTGGTAACTACACCACAAAAGATAGCTATGTTTTAAATAAAAAAGAATTTAAAGATATTAAAAAATTTATAGAAAAATGTTGCAAAGATTATTTAGAAAAACTTATTTCACCTGCAAATGATGTAGAACTTTATATAACTCAATCATGGTTAAATTATACTAAACAAAAAGAATTTCATCATCAACATTCACATCCTAATTCAGTTGTATCAGGTGTATTATATTTTGATTCTCATAAAGATAGTATTATATTTTCAAATCCTAAAGCTTATCAAACTGTAAAACCAGAAGTAAAAAACTATAATATTTATAATTCTGAAATTTGGAAATTTAATGTAGAAGCAGGGCAATTAATTTTATTTCCATCGGATACAATACATCAAGTATATCGTAAAGAAGGAAATAATGTTAGAACAAGTCTTGCTTTTAATACTTTTTACAAAGGTACCATTGGTACTAAAGATGGTTTAACTGAACTACATTTAAAATAAAATGTCTTATAAAATAATTGATAATTTTTTAGATAAAAATTTATATGATACCATTAAACTTTATATCCAAAGTGACCAAATTCCTTGGTATTTAAAACAAACTGATGTTTTAAGTGATAAAAAAACTAAAAGTAATGGGTTTTTCAACTTTTGTTACTATAATAATGATAGACCAGATCATCCTTTTTTTGATCCACATATCACTCCAATTTTAAAAAAATTAAAAAGTATAACTTGTATTCAAGTAAGGGTAAATTTAGTTGTGAGAGATATAGATACTAAAGAGTCGCTATATCATACAGATGTTAAAAGTAAAAATACCACTACAGCTATTTTATATTTTACTACATGTAATGCTAAAACAATATTAAATATAGATAATAAAAAAATTTATGTTGATAGTGTAGAAAATAGAATTCTTATTTTTAATAGTAATATTTTACACAAAGTAAAATATCAAACTGATACACACAAAAGATACGTAATGAATTTTAACTATGTTCAGTAAAAAAATAACTTTTAATTATTTTGATATTCTTCAAGAAGAAGATGCAAAAAATATGTTTAAAATGATACCACATAATTTTCCAAAATATTTTTCTAAAATACCTAAAAATTTAAATATTGAAAATATGAGTACAATTTTACCTTTCTCAAGCACAATAAAAACTTGTCCTGGTTTTATTAATTTATATAGAAGATCTATATTGGTAACTTCTCCTTATGATATTTACATACAATATAATGAAAAAGGTATTCAATACTATCATGTCGGACAAATAAATCTCAATAGATACGGAGACATTGTTTCAGTGCATTCAAATTCTCAATTTATAGATTATATAAACACCGATAAATATAAATTTATTACTAAAATTACATTACCAATAACTTTAAATACAGATATATCTTTACTTATGTCACAGTCTTCTTATCATTTTAATGATTTAAATATTTTACCGGGTGTGTTACCATCTAATTATAAAAGAGATTTAAATTTTTTTATAGCTGTTGAAAAAAATGTAAATATGTTACATATAAAACAGGGAGATCCTTTATTTTTAATGACACCTTTGTGTGAAAACAAAATAAAACTTGAATTTAAAAAATTTAAAAGTATGTATCCACATCTAACATTTAGTAATTTAAAAAAATTTATTTTAGAAAAACTAACATGAACCTTTCCAGAAACTTCAGCTTACAAGAGCTAATCAAATCGGATACTGCAATCAGATTAAATATTCATAATGAACCTAACGGTGACCAGATTGATAAATTAAAACAACTGTGTGAAAATGTACTTCAACCCGTCCGGGACCAGTTCGGAAGAGTCAAGGTGACTAGCGGTTATAGATCCCCTGAGTTATGTAAAGCAATAGGAAGCTCAGAAAATTCACAGCATGCCAAAGCTGAGGCCGCAGATTTCGAAGTGTTAGGTGTGGACAATGCAGAAGTTGCTGATTGGATACATAAATATTTAGAGACAGATCAATTAATTTTGGAGTTTTATACTCCTGGTGAGCCAAACAGTGGGTGGATTCATGCCAGTTGGATACCCTACCAGCCTAGAAGACAATTTATGCACGCGTACAGAGAAGATAAAAGAGTTAAATATAAACCAATAATAGGAAAAGCGGTAGACTTGCTTTAATTTAAAAGTGAACATTTTATCAATTTGGGCATCTCATGATGGGTGTGTAACATATATAAAAGATAATAAGATTGTGTGGCATACACAAATAGATAGATACAATAGATTAAAACATTGGACATTTCCTGTAAAAAAATTAAAAGACGAATTAGAAAAAATAGAAATAGATAAAATTATTATTTCATGTTCTTCGAATCATTCGTTGCCTATTTGGTATGACATTTTAAACCAAAGTAAAAAATTAAGAAAAATAGAAAAAATAGAATATTTTGAAAAATATCATCATTTATTCCATGCTTATTGTGCTTTAACTTGGAATAAAAAAATAAAAAATATTTTAGTATGCGATGGTACTGGAACTGATTACAAAGATTCATTTGAAAGTGAAAGTTTATATTCTTTTAACAAAGGACTTAAACATATAACTACTGAATTTAATAAAATAGGTTTAAGATACGAAAATTTTACAAATATGCATTTTGAAAACCCACTAGAATGTGGAAAAACAATGGCGTGGAGCTTATACGATGAGAGACCTGCTAAAATACAAAAAAATTTTGAAGAAGATATGGATAATATTATAAATAAATGGAATATAAAAAATAATGTTCATTTTACTGGAGGATGTGCTCAAAATGTTTTGTATAATTCTAAATTATTAAATAAATTTAATAAAGTTTTTTGTGATCCTTTTAATGGAGATTTTGGTTTAAGTTTAGGTGCAGCTAATTTTTATTTAAAAAATAAAATAAAAAATAATCAAATATATTTAGGTATACCACAAGATTTAAATATAGATATTTTTATGAAACATAAAATTTACAATACAACACCTGAAGAGGTTGCTAAAGTTTTAATAGAAGAACCAGTTGCAATTTTTCAGTCTAGAAGCGAGCAAGGGCAAAGAGGACTTGGAAACAGATCATTATTAATGAATCCAGTTCATAAAAAAGCTTATGAAAAATTAAACGCTATAAAAAAAAGAGAATGGTTTAGACCATTTGCTTGTTCAATATTAAAAGAAAAAACAAAAGAATGGTTTGAAATGCCAATTGAAGAGTCTCCACATATGATGTATGTATTTAAAATAAAAAAGAAAAATATTATGACAACAGGTATATCAAAAAATAATGATTCAAGAATACAAACTGTAAGTAAAAAAGATAACCTACATTTTTATAATTTGATAAAAGCTTTTAATAAACTTAAAAATATTCCAATATTAATTAATACTAGTTTAAATCTACCAGGAGAAGTTTTAGTAGAGACTATGCAGGATTTAAAAGAATTATTCGACAATAGTAAATTAAATTATATTTATTTACCGGAAATTAATAAATTAATAAGAAAAACAGTGGACTTAGTATGAAAAGAATAAGATTATTTAATAAAATAGACACTGTAGATGGATTTTGTGAATACTGCGAAGAAGACACTATTATGGTTGCAATTGTTCAAGATTACTACAGATGCACTAATTGTGGGGAAGATACAAAACAACACGTAAATGGAAGAATTAGGTATATGCAATTGTCAGATTCTGATATAAAATATATCAAGGATAATTTAAAAGACGATGGCAAAACAAAAATTTACTAACTACGTACCTAGACCAAAACCACCAAAGCGTCCAAGACGTCACAAGAAAAATTTAAATAAAGCAGAAAAAAGACAAAAGAAAGCATATCATGGACAAGGTCGAGCATGAAGTGGATCTTGACTTTATATGTCTGTTCCGTAATTAGCGGAGATTGTGTAACACCTAGACAAGAACACTTTAATTATAAGACAGAATACGGTACACACTATGGTTGTGTTAGAGCAGGATTAGGAGATTCATTTGAATTAATGTTTGATGGTAAAAGTTTTACTGCAAGTCAAATTGAAGAGTATAAATTATACCCAAAATTTTCTTGTTTACCAGAAGAAGTTAAAGAAGAAAACGTAATTATCCCACCTAAAAAACCTCAAGTATAATACTTGACATATTATTTTATTATCCTATATTCATAGCTTAACGAATGAAAGGAAATAGTATGACTGATTATACTAAATAT